ATTTGCATTGGATACAAGATCATAAATATCAAAGTTTCTGGTAGCATCATCCGTGGCAACGGCATTAACAACCGCCCATTGGTCCGTTGCGGTATTGGCTCCATAGAAACGAATTTGGGTATTATTGTTTCCACTAGAATTTCCCCTGAACCTTGCCGCGACAACACCAGCGCTACTTGCAACGCAATCAAAAGCATGTCCAGGGCTACTAGTCCCCAGACCTAAGCGGCCATTTGAGTCCAGGCGCATCCGCTCGGTATCATTAGTTCCAAAAACGAGCGGGATAGTGCTTTTTTGAAAAAGCTTTGAGAGTGCATTCGCCGAGTCGATAGTTAGTTCAAGTGCATTACTAGTTGCACTTGTTTGTGATATACTGATGCCATATTCCCCGCCAGTTATTCCTGTTTGATTAACGGTTAAAAGCCTATTTGCTAATCCAGTTGCGCCAATAAGTACGTTTCCGTCAGATTGAACGGTTATCCGCCCCGTGCCATTAGTCGAGATGGCTACTTGGTCCGCGCCGGGGGAATACAGTCCAGTATTTGCGTCCCCGCTTATAAAAAGCGATGGAGACCCAGCGCTGCCTGCGATAATTCCCAATGCGCCAGTCATCGTATCGCCAGTGACGTTTACAAATTCACCAGCTTCACTACGCCATGCACTGCCGTCCCAAATCTTAAACACGTAAGTGCCACCACTGGTATCAAGCCATTGCTCTCCCAAGGAATTACCGGCAGTGCCACCACTCGCAGGTACGGCATTAGGAGCACCGCTACCCACATGCACAGGCCCCACTTTTACCAAGCTTCCATTGCTGTCCTTGAAGAACATGCCGGGAGCGCCACTTGCATAGTTAATGGCCACTTGACCATCAACCATAGAAGCAGGATTAGGACGCTTGTTAAGCGTCGATGAACGCAGATGCTGAAGAACACCAGCCATGATTAAAGCCTTTCGGAATTACAGAAGACTAATAAGTCTTTCGCAATTCTAAAAGGCTTTATTTGTCATTGATTAGAAAGTTCCTTCATCAATGGTGGCATCAATGGTGCCAGCGGAGAAATTACCACTACTGTCACGGGCAACAATTGCGCTTGCAGTGTTTGCACTGGTGGCGGTGGTGGCGCTGTTGCTAACCTTTCCTGCAGTGGAAATCGTAGAAAGCTTGGTGTCAGCAATGCTGCCAGCAAGCATCGTGTTGGTAACAGTACCAGTGTCTCCAGTGGTAATGACAGTGCCAGTGGTATCTGGCAGTGTCACCACTTTGTCAGAAGTGGCATCGGCAGCAGTGAGTTGGATTTCAAAAGCATTGTCAGTGGCGCCTTCAAACAACAGCGTGCCAGTATTGCCGATAACCACTTCACCAGTAATGGTGCCACCAGTACGAGGAAGAGCAGCATTAGCAAGGTCATAAGCACTCTTCACTGCAGTGGCAGTAGCAGCAAGAGAAGAGCTAGTTGTGCTCGTGCTATCAGTGAGCTGAACGCTTCCCCTTACGCTGGTTGATGCATCGGGGATAGAAATAACAGGAGTAGTTGAGCCGCTGACAACAGTGAGTGGAGAATTGACGCTCACTGACAACACAGTACCACTGGCAGGAGTAGTCCAATGAACGCCTGGCCCGAAGGCCGAATTAGCCGTCAATACTTGCCCGTTAGTGCCAATTGCCTGCTTGACTAATGTGGTACCACTTGCAACAAGAATGTCGCCTTTTGTATAAGTGCCAGTGCCAGTACCACCGTAAGCAACGGCCAAAATGCCACTTGCAACATTACTAGCATTGCGACATTCAGCGCTAACTTCTTCTAATGCAGCCTGAACATTAGTGCTGCCTATATTGGCAGCGGGCGTAAAGGCAACGTTAACTGCAGCTTGTGCCGTATAAGTGGAGCTAACATCCACTTCAGTCCATGCAGTGCCATTGCAAAGCAGAATATCAGGCGGCTGCAAAGTAGTGGCAGGAGCAGGAGCCACGCCAGTGCCTCCACTTTCCACCACCACGTAATAACGATTAAACGTAGCAGAGGGAGAAGGAAGCGGCTGACCAATTGACAAGCCAACAGCGGCGCCATCGCTACTTGTGCTAGCAATAATATTGCCACTTGCATTGTAAGTGCCGCCAAAAATAATTTCACCAACTGAAATGCCAACGGGGTTCCAAACGTTTCCATCCCATAGATAGAGATCTTTCTCCAATGGATTGAAGAAGAATTGTCCAATAAAATCTGCAGATGGCAATGCTTCACCAAACTGGCTAACGCTGTAGTTTGCCAAGCTAGATGCCCGAACCGCATCGTCTCCAATGAGACCACTGCCAAATGTACCAGTGGTAATCTTCGAGGCAGATAATTCTGGAATATCGTCGGCTACTAAAGCAGTTTCACCTGCGCTAATGTGCCCTTGTTCGTCAACAGTAACTTTGTAATAAATGCCAGAGGCTACGCTATTGGCATGATTGAAGATGCCACTGACAGTGACTAAACCAGTGCCAGCTTGAGCCACGCCAAGAGCGCTAGTTGTTGCCTTAGGAAGATCGCTTGCAGAAATGGCGCGGAATGTAGGCGCGGCATCACTATTTCCGCTTGCGGGACCAGCAAAGAACCGAGAAGCTACTTGCGTATTTAGAGAAGGAACAATGGAAGCGCTGAACGAATCAGGATAGGACGTAGTAAAGCTATAAACAGTGTCTCCAGAAACGACAGTTGTTACGAGCCCTGTTTGACGCTGCCACACGCTCCCAGTCCAGGTGTATTCATAACCATCGCTGGTATTAAACCATTGTTGACCAATGAAAGATCCATTGCCAATTGGTGAAGAACCAGCTACTACGGCAGCAGAATTGTCCGCTAATTTTACGGCTGTTACGCCACTATCCGCAATTTTGGCAGTAGTAATAGCGCTATCAAGAATCTTGGCTGTGGTTACAGCACTATTGGCAATGGTGGCAGCAAATGCTCCAGTACCTGTACCAGTGACATCCCCAGAAAGCGTGATTGTTTGATCGCCAGTGTTGGTACCAGTGGAAGTACCAGAGAAGCTCCCGTTCTGAGTGGCAAGAGTACCAAGGCCAAGCGTTGTGCGAATATCAGCGATGGAAGCATCGTCAAGAATTGAACGTGCCGCCGAAGTGCATGCAATTTCTTCTACAGTGCCACCACTTGCAGATGAGCGACCAAGAATGACATCACTCGTTGTCGTTTCTTGAATCTTTGCATAAGAAACTGCGTTATCAGCCAATTTTGCAGTGGTCACGCCACTATTGACGATCTTTATAGTGCTTACTGAATCGCTAGCCAGCTTCGCCTGCGTAACATTTGCATCAGCAATCTTGATAGTCGTAATGCCGCTGTCAGCAATCTTTGCTGTGGTAATTGCAGAATCGGCAATGTTGGCAGTAACAATGGAAGAAGAATCATAATCTCCACTGCCAACTGTATTTTTGACAGATAAAGAGCCAAGTCCAAGAGTGGTGCGCTGAGCACTTGCATCTGCATCATCAAGAATGGCACGACCAGCAGCCGTAATTGTGGCGGTGGCGTAAGTGTCGGAAGCCGTGGTGTAAATGATTTGGCCAGATGCCGTCGTCAGCCCTGCGATTGATGCAAGTGCAGCATCATATGCTTGCACGTCAGTACCAACGGCAAGGCCAAGGTTTGTTCGTGCGCCAGAGGCCGTAGAAGCGCCCGTGCCGCCATCAGCAATGGCAAGGTCAGTAATTCCACTGATGACACCACCGTTGATTGTCGCGTAAGCAATCGTGCCGCTGCTAAGTACTGCTGTGCCGCCCGTAATGAGCACGCCAGAAGCGGCCTGGATGGCCATAGAGCCAAGGCCAAGCGTTGTGCGCTGAGCAGTGGCGTCCGCGTCATCAAGCAATGCCCTGCCGGCTTCCGTCAACGTGATAGTTTCTACGTTGCCGCTACCAGCACTTGCACGTCCAAGCAGTACGCCAGATGCCACTTGCTGAATTTTTGCAAATGTAACTGCATTGTCAGCAATGTCAGTGGTGACAATTGATCCACTCACGTAGCTTCCCGATGGAATGGAAGAAGCAGTGATGACGGAGCCCGTTAATTCTCCCGACGAAAGAGAAAGCTTGCCGATAGTAATTGCGCCAGAAGCAATCTTTGCAGTGGTCACTCCACTATCGACAAGATTGATTGTAGCTACTGCATTGGCAGCAAGCTTTGCCTGAGTAATACCACTGTCCACCACGTTGATGGTGTTAACGGCATTAGAAGAAAGCTTTGCTTGCGTAATCCCGCTATCAACAACATTGACCGTGTTTACTGCATTTGCAGCTAGCTTTTCTTGGGTGATACCACTATCCGTAATGTTAATGGTTGCCACTGCGTTAGCAGCCAGCTTTTCCTGCGTAATGCCACTGGCGACTAATTGAGCAGTATCTACACTGTTGCTCGCCATTTTTGCAAGCGTTACAGCGGAGTCGATAATATTGACAGTAGCAACTGCTCCACTTCCAAGTTTTGCTTGCGTAATACCAGAATCAACAATGTTGATTGCTGCAATACTATTAGCAGCAAGCTTGCTTTGCGTAACTCCACTATCAACAATGTTGACAGTAGCCACTGCATTACTTGCAAGCTTTTCTTGTGTAACACCACTGCTGATGATGTTAATGGTGGCGACTGCATTAGCGGCAAGTTTTGCCTGTGTAATTCCCGAATCAACAATATTAATTGTTGCCACTGCATCGGCAGCCAGCTTTTCTTGGGTGATACCACTAGCAATAAGCTGAGCAGTATTAACACTACCACTGGCCATCTTTGCCAGCGTTACTGCAGAATCAATGATGTTAATAGTGTCTACTGAACTAGTTCCAAGCTTTGCTTGCGTAATACCAGAATCAGCAATATTAATTGTCGCCACTGCATTGGCGGCAAGTTTTTGTTGCGTAATACCAGAATCAACGACATTAACAGTGTCCACTGCATTGGCCGCTAATTTGCTTTGCGTGATGCCACTGGCGACTAATTGAGCAGTATCGACGCTTCCGCTGGCCATCTTGGCTAGCGTCACCGCACTATTGATAATATTGACAGTATCAACAGAGCCACTGGCCAACTTGGCTTGAGTGATGCCACTATCTATGACGTTGACAGTAGCCACTGCATTAGCAGCAAGCTTTGACTGAGTAATACCAGAGGCAATGATGTTAATAGTCGCCACTGCGTCGGCAGCAAGCTTCTCTTGCGTAATGCCACTAGCGATAAGCTGAGCAGTGCCAATGCTTCCGCTTGCCATTTTGGCAAGGGTTACTGCCGAATCAATAATATTGACCGTATTAACAGCATCGGCGGCAAGCTTAGATTGAGTGATGCCACTGCCAATAATATTGACAGTTCCCACCGCATCGGCAGCGAGTTTTGCTTGAGTAATTCCGCTATCAACAATGTTGACAGTAATAACAGAGTTGGCGGCTAATTTGCCTTGAACGACTCCGCTAGCGGCTAATTGAGCACTATCAATTGCTCCGCTTGCAATCTTTGCCGTAGTAATATTGGCATCAGCAATCTTTGCAGTGGTAACTGCATTGTTATTGATTTTGCCAGTTGTGATGGCGAGATCTTCGATGAGGGAAGTGTTAATGGTATCGCCAGTAGCAACAGCGCCAAGAGAAAGCGTTGAACGTACTGTCGTGGCATCTGCATCATCTAGCAGAGAGCGAGCAAATGAAGTGCAAATGATTTCCTCTATATTTCCCGCGCCCGCACTGCTTCTTCCTAGTAAGCGATCGGTGGCACTGACCTGCTGAATCTTGTCGTAAGTAAGAACATTGGTTCCAATGGCCGCTGCGCCAAGTTTCGCTACGCTTGCCTGGTTAATTTTTGAAATATCCAGCGTAGAAGCGTCTGCAAGATTAAAACCTGCTTGAATCAGGCTCTTCACTTGCACTTTCTTTGTCTGACTAGCACTTACGTCTGCAATAGGCAGTACGTCATTAGACGATACGCCTCCCTGGGGAAGTTCTACAAGCTCCGTAATTCTTTGATCAGCCATTGCAGGAAGGTGCGGGTCTCAATACAGTCTAGTCTTAAACGATATTAGCTATTATCAGTCGGTTATTTCCTTGAGCAGATAATCAAGACCCTGTTCAAGATAGATGGCGTCATCATCCTCCTTTAAGATGTATTCAGGAGGGATACCCACGCGAAGTTTGAATTCGCCAGTGGTTACAAAATCAACAGAGCATGCCACTAATGCATCGGCAGTGACAGTTACCCCCGCTCTCGTTACCACTGCTTCAATGTCGTAGTAAACTTCCTCCCTGAAAGAGGCAGATTGATCAATGGAAGAAAGAGAAAGAAGCGCCTTAAAGCTGCTGCCAACATCCAGCCGATTAATGACCTGCAATAAGAACAGGGGGATTTCTTCATTGCCCACTGTTTCGTAACTAAATAAACACTCGATACTACCATTGCCACTTAATAGCCCAGCGGAATACTGCTGCTTAAACCTATCTGACAGGCTAGTCGTCTCCATTGCAGCCCTGTCTGTATTAATTTCAAAGGAAGTGACTGAGCCAAGCGTATTGTATCTAGTGTCCCTAATTCCCACTGTTATTTCAATGGGTTCTCCGTAAAAAGCGGCAAGCTCGTATTCGTTTGCCCTTTCATTGTTTATGGCGTCGTTAAAATTTTCAAATAGACGCACACCGCCTACGGCATTAATGTTGACATATGCGCGTGCGTTGTCCGAAAAAATGTAATCGCCTAGCCGAAATTCGTCGTATCCGTCGGGAGGCAAATCTGAGCTAGTTGTGATATTATCATCATCCCAACCGGCAAGACCGGCTGTACCTCCAGACGCCCATACCACTTCGTCATAGCCGTCTACTGGCTCCCCTGGAATACTCCAAAACGATGGGGGCAGAAAAAGAAGACCACGCGGATCCTCGGTCGTAATTTCAAGAAGATCTCCAGTAATTAAATTGTCGTCACCACCTTCAAAACTGAATCTATTTAATACAGTATTGACATCATCCGGCGAAACAATGGCAGTGAATGTATTTTCACCACCACGCTGTAGCTTGATTGCGCCTGTATGGCCAACAAAAAATGTCATCTCGCTACAGCCTTAATTATTCCATTGTATCTATGCCTAAAATCAGGTGGTGCCAGTGAGCACAACAGAGGTGAGGGGACCGTTGATCGTAAAGTTAAATGAAACAGTGGTCAGTTCATCAGTGGAAGAAGAGATACTGGCACTGTTAATAAAAGCATCAGCAGCAAAAGTCTGGCCAGTACCCACTTCAAATGTAAGGCTCACTTCATCGCTATCAGTAATGGCACCAGTCTTGGCAATCTTCTCAAGAAGATTAGTTGTATCGGTGGTGTCGCCGTTGTAATACGACAGAGAAGCGCTGCCTGTGGCGCTAAACAATCCCGGAGTGAAAGTATTAGCTGTATCACCAAGAGAAGTGGTATCCAGCATATTGACGGACGTATCAAGCGTCCAATTTTTTACCTTGGAAACCTCGCTACCACCAAGGCGAAGCTTGCCAGTGCGACCAGTGTAAAAAGGCATTGTTCTAAAGCTTTTGTTTTAATACTAGCAAAATTCTAATTGCTTAACCGATGATCTTGAATAGGCTTGGATCTTGTCGTGCAATTAATGATCTGGTCTGGCCATTGGATTCTTCGCATGGATGCTCCGTTGCCTTGATGGTCACTTCTCCTTCTTCGCTCATCTCCACTTCAGTCACGCGAAATACGCGCTTTTGAGTGAGCAATGAACCTAGTACAAATAGCCATCCTTTATACTGAGCCAACGCAGGCGCTTGACCATTGGAAACAGCGATGGAAGTGAGACGAGCAGTAGTTGATGCACCATCGTAAACCAGAACAGAAAATGTTCCATTGATAGGGCTTTCCGAAATGGGCGCATTTAACACCCCTCCTGCTTCAATGATGCCACTGCTAATGTTGTCCCAGCGATTCTCGTCTGTTTGCACGTAAATATAGGAGCCGGGCTGTACTGGTGCTTCTGTTGGAAAAGTTTGGAATTCCACAGCCCTTCTAACATGCCGCCTTTGCATGCACATCAGCATGCCATAGTGCAATGCCTGCGTGCGAGACGTGACGAACTGAGACAAATCAAACGTAGCTCTACGCGCATCGGCATCATTTACATCGGACAGTGATACTACGAGACTTGTATTTTTAGGGAACACACCGTCTCGTTCAGGAGCGCGATAGATGACAGTGGCCACTAAGTCCTGTGTTGAATCTCCATAGTCCAAAAACTCTTCCTTGTAACTGTCTTCCAGAATATTGCCCTGATTAAATAATGCACTAATCGTCACCACTCTGTTAATACGCCCCGTGTTGTCAGTGGGCAACGCAGGAATAAGCGTATCGCGTCCGCCAATTCGCGCTAGTTCCAGCATGCAGTAAGGAGCTGTCTCGGCCCAGAATTCACGCCACGATGTAACATCAGCAATCACTCCATCCATGTAGTATCCCATCGTTTTATTCATTGTCTTGGCAAATGCAAGCTTTTGCAGATCCACTCCATTGATATTTGCAAACTTGCCAATGCCATTCTTGGGATCAAGAAGAGTATCAAGAAAAATGTCCGAAGCGAAATTGCTGGGACCATCGGGGCTGGCAGGGTAAACGCCAGTGCTTTCATTGATTCTCCTAACACGCTTGCCTTTGAGGACAAATGCGCTCAGTGAGCGCAGACTGCGCACGCCTTGGCCGCTAAAGCAATTAAAACCAATCAGAGTGAGGTCTTGATAAATGGCAGGAAAATTTACGTCATAATTTAAATCTTGTTGCTGTTCAGTTACTGCCGTAATTTCAAACTCAGGACCACTTTCAAACGAAAAAGAAATATTGGCATCAGATGAACATGCCTTAATCACTTCTTTTGCACCTGTCGTTGTATCACTATCAGTAATTAACGATGGAGGATAAAGACACCATTCATCAATAGCAAAAGGACTTTTATTGCGAGGAGGAAGATTACTGGCAGCGGGCTGTCTATTGCTGCCATAGAATTTCACCTTTCCAATGCCACCTGGAATGTCAAGCGTAGAAATATTTTCTACTGTTTGACCAGCAGACAAATAGACGAAAGGAAGAGTTCCGTGCTTTCTCATTTCAGAAGGCGTATCAAAGACCGGCTCAAACCTAAAGGCCCAACGCTTAGACGAATCAGGTGCTTCAAAATACAATGGAAAGAAAAAGTCGTTATCAGCGGCTCGCCGTAAAACAAAAATACGTGGCACCAAGGACCAGTCAGGAGAAGCAACTTCTTTTACAAACATTAAGAAGAAAGCACTGCGGTGCTTTAGTCCATTGTCGGACTGCCTATAGTTATTGACTGTTACGTCCCCGTATTGCTTTTGTCTTCCTTGTATACGCATAAACACTTTGCCGCGAATGGCAAAGTTTACTACTTTGCAAGCAGACACAGTTTCATATGAAGCCTCTTGGATTTTTGTTAGGCATTTTGTAACCAAGAAATCATTAAGTCCTTCTGGACTTGCAAGCGTGGCTTTAATCGCAGCAATTTGTGCATCTATGGCTTGAATTTGCCGATTTATATCAGCGTTAAACCTATCAATTGCTGGCTGGTCAATTTGAATGACGCTTGCCACTCTGTTTTCAATTTGACTAATTCTGCTTTTGACTCGCCTTAAAATACGCAATTCTTGCCGTGCTCCTAATTTCCCGAATCTTTGCCTTTCTTTTACGATGTCTCCAAAATCATTTGCATTGATTACGCTGCTGAGACCTTGATCGTTGAATGCGGCCCCAATTTCTCTTACGATTCGATCTAGATCGTTAATGAAATTAAACAACGTTTGGTTTGATAAATTTTTGTCCTTAATAAAACTAAGCAGCTTTCTTCTCAGTGGTTCTAGGTCGTTTTTTGCCGTTACTATTGCCGAGCGCCATCTGTCTATTTGACCAATGTCCGGATTATTTTTTTTCTTTTCCTCTTCAATCCGATCCCTCTTGTCTTCAATATCGCTCTCAAGATTTCTAATCGTATTAGCTATATTTACAATGCGCTGTGGAAACCAGCGAGGATTTTCTTTGTCTACCGTGCCATCAGGCTTTATTGACTCATTCGCGCTCAGTTCTAGAACATATTCGTCCAACTCGGTGACATCTGCCCTCACGTAATAATTAATGGAATCTATCAATTCGTCTAATTCAGATGTTTTCGCGTTAAACATTGAATAAAGAGCACTTTGCTTTGCCGTTAAATTTGTAACAGTAATTGTTGGGTTAAACAATGCAGTTAGTCGTTCTCTTTCTGCTTTTAATGCAGGAATCGCAGAGCTAAGCTCATCTTCCTGCTGCAACGTACTGCGAGTGCTATAGTCTTCCTCTGGACCAAAGCCACTTTCAGTGCATTGCAATGTCACATTCAGAGCAGAATTGTTTAAATCCTCGCTCCCGCTCATGCCAACCACTTTAAACTTAGCACTGCCAAGTTTATAAATACTGGCACCATCAATAGAAGAAGCAGCAACTAAGCGATCTTCCTCTGCCGCCTTTTCCGCCAAGTCTCCTTTGCCATCAGTTTTTGCAATGCGCAGCTTCAGTTGCTGCCCAACGGGAAATGGGGTGCGAGCACTTCCGTATGTACCCGGCCAATAAATACCCTTATCCTCCATCTCAATACGATTAGGGCTGCCTTTTGGGGAGCCATCATCTTCCCGCTCAAAAATATTGACATTAATTGGGATGGGGCTGGTAATCCCAAATTCAGAGAACGATGAAGGAGAAAATGCTTGGCTAAAACCACCAAATGATTCAGTGGAGACAATGTAGGGTCGATAAGCAAGCTCGCCGCCAGCTCTGCCCGTACGAGATGGGTCAGACGTGTCGCTTGCTGGCCTTAAAAGATTGTCAAAAGTGACGGGGCCGCCATTGCGGAAATATAACCAATTGCCGGCATTGACAAATTGCCTGAGTGGCACTTGTCCAAAAGCGGTGCGACTAGGGGCAATTTCTGTAATGTCAGAACTGCCGATGGTTGCAAGCATCTGCATGTATTGCTTGCCGCCATAGCTATGCACAGCAGACCATAGCAACGACGAAGCCACTCTCACTCCGCCATCGGGATTAGTATCAATGTCTGTGTAAACCAAATTAACAGGATCGCCATATTGCGCTAAGTCTTGAGCGCTATCGAAGCCAAACCTAGGGCTATATCTACGCTCCCTGCGACCAACGCCTGCTCTAGCGTCTTGAGGAATCTGTGGACGCGGCATCAATAGCGCAGACGCTACTGATGCAAGCGTTCCTACGATGGAAAGAATTAAGGCTACGGTGCCAGTTTCTAAGCCATTGCGAATATCTAAAACGCTGCCATCCTTGATGTCCTTATATTGCTCTTGATAAGCAATGAAACGAAAGTAATCTTCTTCTGTAATGCCAAGAGTATCAATCAAGGCACGTTCGTAAGGAAGAAGGCGTCTCATCACTTAATATCAGGCAGCATTGCAAATAGCTTGATCGCAGAAAGAGATGGTTCGGCCACCCAAAACGACCTTGCTCCTTTTGCAATGATAAGTATCCCCCTATCATAAACTACTCCCACTGCCAACTCACCACCAAGATTCTTCATTATTGCTACATTGCCATCATTCAATTCTGTAGTCTTCTTTCCGTTGGTCAATAGCCATCGCATAATGCGAGGCATTGGAAGATTGCCTGCATCATATTGATCATACGCCCATTGAAAATCTTGTTCGTAATCATGCAGCCCTAGTCGTCTTCGTGCTTCACAAACGAGCATAAAGCAATCACTTCTGCCATTGCCATCTGCGGGTCGAGCACGTCGCTCGTAAGACAGACCAATTAGATCATTGATCATTGCAGGATCAAATCAGAGTTCAATGGGAGAATGCCTGCATTTTGCCTAGACAATTGCTGTCCTGGGAATCCAGCGCCCACGCTATCCATTGCACTTCTAAAACGTAGTTCAATTGTAGTATCACTAAATGCAGCACCCACGCCAACGTAGTATTCCACGTATTGACTGGTTACTGTATAAGCTGCATAGTTCGTCAAGTCTCCACTGTTTGCCATCCATACTGTCTTAAGTTCTAAAGTGCTAAGCCTATTGCCTTCTCCGTCTTCCACCATTGCAATAGCAAAAGGAGAATGTGGAAACAAAAGCTGCAAAGCAGGATTATCTCCTCCCAATGCAGCAGTAGAACCCTGCGCTTGAAATGGTGCGTGACGATACAGAGGAGAAGCGCTACCAGGAATTGCTACGGCAGTAAAATCCTTGCCAAAGAAATAGTTCTGATAGTAGTGCGATCGTCCATTTGCTGTTTGAATGAATGCAAAATGCGCCACTCGAATTGTTGGCATCATTGTAATCAGGCCCCAGAATAATCAAGCTCGCCAATCAGGCTCACTGTAACAGTGCTTCTTCCATTGAACACACTTTCAACTTGCGGAGGTTGAGCATATTCCCAGAGAATACTGGTTGGAGCCTGTACAACGCCGCGAAGACTATCGCTCATGCCAGAAAATGTATCGTTGGGCAGAGTAAAACGGGTGTAGTTTCCGGCTTGTCCATAGTAATGATCGAGAATAAGCTTCACATTAGCATCAGTGATGTTGGCAAACTCTAGTTCGATGGAATGACCAAATGAACGATTGCCAAAGATGCGCTTTACAGTGGCACCAGAAAGACCTCGATAAACTTTCGTGGGGAATTGTCCAGGTGTATAAGAGCGCCTAGTCGGTCTGATAGAAGGGAAAACTGCCATTAGCGCATACCAATGCGAGAACGAGTGGAGGGGCTTTGTTTAATTTTATCTAAAGTCATTGCCATGCCTTGTTTTGCCCCTCCAGAAATGGAAGCACGACGTGTTTCTGCCATAGCCATTTCTAACTGCTCCCTGCTTACATACTCTACGCCATTAATCTTTGTGGTCTCGAATTTCATATTAAGAGAAGGAGCGGCAGGCATGCCAGGAGCATTGCCTCCCATGAGATCGCGAGCAGACTTGCCGCCAAGCTGTACGGGAATGCTTCTGCCATCGGGAAGAGGAACAATGGCTTCGTTGTAACGTCCTTCGCCTACAAGGCCAAGAGTGGGGCCAGAGACAGCTCCTCCATTGGCGAAGGCACGGAAGGGAATAAAGCCACCATGGGCAATACCACCATTGGCGAATGCCATACCGGGAGGCAATGCTGATGCTGGAATGTCTACGCCTTGAACAATGGCAGATGCTCCGCCTCCACCTCTAAACATGCCTGCAATATTACTAAATCCACCTAATAGACCACCGACACTGCTCATTATCATGCCAATGCCACCAAGAGTGTTAGCAAAACCACCTTCTTTCGTTTGGTTAATGCCAGCAGCAATGCCCATAATTGAGCCTGCGGCGACACCAATACCCTGTACCGTTGCACCCAGTGCTTTTTGCCAATCAATGTTAGCCTCTTTTGTTTTTTCTGCCGTTTTATTGACAGTTTCGGCGACACCTTCTGTAGCAGTGTTCAGGTTTTCAGTAGCAGCACCGATTGACTCCTCAAATTGCATTCCTGCGGGCATCTGATCAATTGGCACGTCGATGCCTTGGACAATGGCTGAAGGCATCGCTCCAGGAAGAGCTTGAGCCTGTTGATTACCGGGAGCGGCGCCAACCATTCTGTCAGTATTGTTTTTAATGTCTGTTTGTATTTGTTTCTGCGCTTGTAGTTCCTTTAATTGGGCTTCCATTGCAGAAATAGTTTTCTGCCTTTGCTGCTCCTCGTTTGGCACTCCAAAAATTGCTCCCAACTGATCCTTGAAGAACTTTTCAACTGGCTGCATTGCAAAGTCAAAGAACATAGTCAACGCTTGATCGGCCAAAGCTTCTTGCGCTTTTTTAAGCGCTTCTACTGAATCGCCGCCTTTGGCAATCTCCTTGAACATATCTTTGTAAGTGCCAGTGACACCCTCCACGGATTGATTAATGCGTTCTGATCTTTCTTGCAATGCCTTAAGCGCGTCAGCTTGCTTCATCGTCGCAATTGCACTTTCAAGAGAAGCAATGTTTGATTGTCGCTGGGCGTCCGTTAATTTTTTAAGCCCTTCTTCATTCGCTGCAATTTGATCCTCAAGGATCTTCATGCGAGCTTTTTGTTCTGGCGCCAAATCTATTCCCTTAGCCGCCTCGGTATTGTATTTACTTAGCTCTACTTTTGCTTCGTTAATCGCGTCCTTCATCTTCGACGAAGCTGCAGCCGCCTCTTCCGTCTTCAATGCACGCTGTTCTTCGTAGTCAATATACTCTTGTGGCATGCCTTGTAAAATTAAATTATTCCGCATTTGCTGCAACTGAAGATCAAGCTTTTGTTTCTCAACAGGGAAAATGTTGCCAATATTTGCTTTAATTGTTGCCGCTGTTTGTTCTTTTGCTAGTTGAATTGCTCTTTCGATTTCCAAACTTTGCAAAGCAATCTGATTCGTGGATTGAGCAAGCTGTTTTTGCAAATCAAAGCTTTCTTTCTGCACCTTTGTATCCATGGAGAAAGAAGCAGATGATTGCTTCATTCCGCCATTGGGACGAACAAAGTATCCACCCTGCTTAAAGTAATCAAGGTCTGGATAATTGCCAGCCTTCAATCCCCTGCTCCTGCTTTGGTGGAATACATTTTGTCCGCCAGTATAAACACCAACGTGAGGAGTGTCCCCAGGCCTGCCAGTAGCAACAATGTCGCCGGGCGTCAATTTGGACCAATCCCTCATTGTTGTACCGGCATTGCGCACCGTATCTGCCCATGCCGTCACGCCGGGCAGCGAAATTCCCAAGCTCTTGTAAAAAGCTTTTACGGATTCCGAGCACATATTGGCGATACCTGTAAACTTGCTCGCTGCGGCTGTCGCAGTGGATAATTCGGCTGGAGTGAATCCGGCCACAGATGGACCCTCTCCTCCTCCGGCAGCTTGTGCAGTGCGTTGCGCAGCGACTACGTTCAATTGCGCTTCTTGAGATTTTTGCAATGCCTTCCTGACAGCATCAACTGCATTCAATTGAATCTTCTTAAGGTCTTGGGCAAATTTAACTTGGCGAGCCTGTATATCATTGAGGCCAGAAAGTTCATATTCATTGAGTGTATCAATAAGACTTTTCTTGTGCTCAAAAGCTGCGTCACTTAACTGTACGTCGCGGTCAAATTCAATCTTTTGCATATCATTCGCAAAATTTGCAAGCTCAATGCGGCGCTGCTGTTCTTGCTTCGCCAATTGCTCTGCGTCATTGAGAGCTTTCTTGGTTGCTTTTTCGTCCCCTGTCCCCGCGCCAAGCTCTACCTCATTCAACGGGAGAGGAGTGGTATCGTAAAGCGATTTTCTTTGGTCTTGAATTGCTTTTAGCTGCTCTTTCTCCCTAATTCGGAAAGACTCAATCAAGTTTTTGTCAACTGCATACTTGCCGCCAATCAACTGCCCTCCAACAAAAGTCCCGCCTGTGGCCGAAACCTTCATCCCCATTTGCTCTAAAGCTTGACGATCTTTTTCAGAACCTATCCTGCCTCCAGCTTTTTGAGTTCTGCTTAAAGCTTGAAGTTTGTTTTGCTGAACAATTATTTGCTCTCCAAGTTCGGCTCCAGTCATTGATTTAATTGCATCGCGAGCAGCAATTGCATTTTTCCTTGCATCAGACAAACGATTGGCCATTCTGCCAATGGCATTGACCAAAGCTTCGATGCCAAACAAAATGCCAGCGCCAATTAGTCCAGTTATTGCAAGTCTGAAAAGTTTAGCAGCCGTACCTGTTTTTGTTAAATTACCAGCAAAAGCGAGAAGACCGCCGCCTGCCGCTGCAGTGCTTCTTTGAAGCAAAATTAACTGCGAAATCAATCCAACTATTCCAGTTTTTGTAAGCAACTGAACAGCGATTAGCGCAATGCCGGCTTTGACAGCAAGATCAGCAAGGAAACCTCCGATTGGTGTATTAATAAGCTTTGCAACGTATTCCGCTGTTGTTAAAAATGTTTTTCCGACGATCATCAATGTTGGAGCTATACCTTGAATAACTCCTGCGACGGCTACAAAGATTTCCCTTAATTGCTGCAATACGCCATAAATTTGAGCAGCATTGCCTTCTAGCATTTGAGCGGGAGTAGTATTGCCCTGCATAGCAGCAGTGAATGCCTGTACTGCTTGCGTTGCATCATTAATGGCAACAGCAATGATGGGGAAAATTGAAGCTGCGCCCATAGAAACAATGGGTTCAAAAGATTCATAAAACTTTTGCGTTGAAATAGCAAGAGCGTTCATCGAACCCTGAAGAGTTTTCGCGGCGTTAGCGGCTCCTTTCCCAAAACGATTTTCCAAAACAATAGGCACATTGCTCATTACCTGCTTGAAGGTTTCTCCAACGAATACGCCGTCTTCCATCGCTTTCTTGAACGTGGCAATATCCATGCGAGCAGCTTCTGCCATGATTGACAACGCGCCTGGGATTACGTCGCCCAATTGGCCGCTAACTTCCTCGCTCATCAATTGACCTTTACTGGCCATTTGAGAGAAGGCATAAGTAACACGATCAACTTTATCGGAACTAAGTCCAAGAGTTGCAGATGCTTTGCTAATTCCACTGAATAGATTTTCAATTTCACCGCTACTAAAACCAGCGGGAGCCATGGAAGCGTAAAGTTTTACGAATCCCTGACGAGCACTTTCCAGTGGCACATTAAAACGAGCAGCTAAATTATCGACAAAAGCAAATGCCCGATCTGCATTCTCGGAACTTCCAGTGATTGCATTTAATTGGTTGTTAAATGTTTGTAAGCTTTTTGCTGCATTCAAAGCCTGACCAGGAAGGCCCACAAAGAATGCAAGCGCTTTGTAAGCCGTTCCATAAAGCAATACTTGCTGAGCCGCGTTTCCAAATTCTCCGGCAAGCTCTTGCATGGTACCTGCTAGCGGTATCTGAGACTTGCGGAACTGCTCTACTGATTGAACAGTGGCATCTAAATTAGCTTTAAGTTTCACCATTTGACTGCCAGCACCAATAAACGTAGCTGGACCTTGGCGCCCACCAAGCATGCCAAGCATGCCCTCTTCCGGGAAACCGCCGGGAGGGACATAACCGCCGCCTCGTCCACCAGTAGATGTCACTGCATTGAAACGCATTTCCCTGCGAGGCGTGGTGCCGCCAGCGGGCGGAAGCATCAATGGTGTAGAAGGAATAACTTCGCCAGTGCGAACTGCGTTGAAACGCATCTGTCCTTGCGGTGTTGTTCCGCCTGCAGAAGGCAGCATTAGAGGCTCTTGTCCTGTAGCGGCACCAGGAAGCATTGGTCGTTCCTGCACGCCAAGATCCACTACGGAAAAAGCGTTTCTCATTCTTTGCGAAATCTGCCCTTGAATCTTTGCGATATGCAAATCAACTGCAGATTCCACTTGTCTCAACGCAGCGTCGAACAAATCCATTACTTGCGTTTCAACGCCAAACAAATAGCGTTCCGCAGCTTTCGCAAAGCGTTCGCGCATCGCAGGAATAAATCCTGTCTCCATGGAAACAATGGAACTAGGACCTTCCGGCCCCCTCCCGCGACTTTGGGAAACGAGTGATTGAATTAAGGCTTCAAGGCCAGTAGTAAGTCCACTCTGTCTTGTTGCGCTTGGTAGTAAGCCTACAGGAGCCTGTACAGCTCCAATCAATCCAGCGGCAGCACGACTAGCAGGAAGAGTCCTGCCAGTAGAAGATGGCCCAATAGGAATGCTCTGACTAGGTGGTACAGTCGCTGGAAAATTAACACTGGGCAGGGCCCTTGATTGCGCAACTTGTTTGTTAATTGCCGCCGCACTCATGCCTCCCATCATGAGCGCCATTCGAGCGAGACGGTCTAACATCCGCCGCATTTGATTGGTAGCGGACTTCTCCGCTAACTCCATTGCTTTCAGCAGGCCGAGTTCAAAACCTTTGCCCGCATCATCGCCAATATCAAACATCTCCCTCGAAGGAGATTGTATTTTGAGAGTTTTTTTCAAACCGCTGAGCAAGGCGCCGCCGTATTCGCCTGCAGCCTTAAACAAAGCGCTCTTTTTATTTTCAAGTGCGGCAATAAACCCGGCGCTTGCGTCTTCCCCCGCCTTGCTTAAGGCTTGCGCCATTTTTGCTTTGTTATTGATAATTCCTTCATCAAACGCCAGTAGCGCATCTTCGCCAGCGGCTTTATAAATATTTTGAAGAGCGCTCTTGTCTAAGTCTTTCAGCTCTTGCAAGAAAGTACGAGAAGGTCCGGCAGTAGCGACTTGCGCGACAGTAGTGGCGGTGTCAAGCTCAGCCCTAACCTTTACGGTGATGTTCTTGAATTTTTCACTGACGGCAGTTTTAAATGCGGTTACATCCGCCTTTTTGATTGACGGCGTTGTACTAACTTTTACTCGCAGTGGATCTTTTTGGTTTAGATTTTTTTGCAGAGCTTTTAGCGTGTCCGTAATGCCGGGTAATGCAAGCTTTGTCGCGATGGGAATACCGCCTTCTGCAGATGATGCGCTAATTTGCTCTTTTACTTTTTTGGCTACATCCTTAATAAATGCAGGTGTGCTTGGCGCAGCAAGTTTTGTCGGAAGCTGAATTTCTCCAGCTCCCCCAGACACAATATCGCTGCGAATTTGCGCCCGTATCTTGCGGATTTTTTCTTTGCTAAATTTTTCAATGTTGGCCGAAGCATTAATGCTCAGCTCAATCTTTTCATCCTTGAGATTTTTGAGCGTTTGCTTGAAAGTATTTACTTGTTTTAGCAGGGCTTCGAGGCTTGTGCTTTTTACTTCAACATCGTATGTTTTCCTGCTAAGCGAATTGCTGAGCAGTCGCAATTCGTTAGTAATCTGATTCCTCTTAAAACGAACATTAATATCAATCGGCTGCCCTGCAAGAGAAGACGATGCTTTCTGTAATTCCTGCCTGAAGAAATTAAGGTCAAGACCCACCTTAAGGGTCATGTCAGCATTTTGACCTGCCATCTTCAACTGCTCGTTATTGTCTTCATTCTATAATCATTGATCCTGATTACGCCCAGCAAAAGCTTTCAAATCATCCGCCAGTAAAGCAATAACTCTTCCGTCCATCTTCCTTGTCTTCATTAAGCGCTGGAAGACGATCAAACTAGCATCCGTAACGCCTGTATCTTTCTTAATTGCTTTGGTATCAAATGGCAAGAAATCTTCTGGCTTTACCTTGGACTTGCGTCCCGCCATCATGCCAGCCGCCATCGTGCCAAGCTTGGCGATGGCAACGCTCTGGACATTATATTTTGCTACGTCATGTTTATCAAGGTATTTCAACGCACGCTTAATATCAGACAATGGCTGCAAACCAAATTGATCTGCATGCCATCGCCTGTCATTAAAATCTGATGCCGAAAGCCGAAAATAGATTTCGTTCCAATCCGTCAAATTTTTAAGCTGGTTACGCGCTCGCGCTTCCAGCATTTCTGCTACTGAGGACCATTCCTCTTCGTCGCTTTTTTTGCTGCCATTGCCTCCTGCGTCTCAGCATTTTGCTCTTCAGCAATAAACTCAACCACTTTTGCAATGGCTTTACGGGGAAGGTTTTTAGTATCATCCAATTCCCAGTCCGCAAGATCTTGCCATTCGCCATCAATCAAACCTTGACCGCGAGAGCGAATAAAGGCAGTAACCATGCGGGCGT